TCATAGAGTACCGACTGTTGACCCCGGAAAGAAAGGGATCAGCAGCAATCTTGGAGTGATCGAGACGGATCTGGCGACGCGTTCGATTTCCCACCTGGTGGGAAACCGAAAGCTTGACCAGGGAGTCGTCCTTCTGGAAGACTCCAGTGTTGACTCCCGAGGAAACCCTCGGGAGTGAGTTAGCGACCGCGTTAATGGTCACTGACTGCGGATCGGCAAAAGCCACGGCAAATTCTCCTTTAAGGGGATGGTTCAAAACAATATAAGAGCCCATTAAGGACGCTCATATACCCCATCTTGGTTACTAAATCCGACCGGATGGTCGAACCAGCTAACATTCGTGTTACGCCAGGCTAAGCCCGAGAGCAACACAAATGGCGATCTGTCGGTCCGTTAACGAACCGATAGTTACACCGAAACCATACGGTGATAGTTGCGGGACACGTTTCTTCCTAGCTATGACGCTATGAAGAGTCGCGACTGCAAGCGAGGGTGAAGGCTGACCACTCGGAAGAGTGTATCCGCTATACCCACCAATAGAGGTAATGACTTCTTGCGAAGCCATGCAATACCCGTATTGGCTCACCAATCCGTCGGTTGATAAATTACTAACATTAGCAAATAAATCGCCAGTGTTAGCAAACCAATCGGCGGCCCAGCTCCAAGGTGATATATTCCAAACGGTATCGGGCGTAAGCCTGACACCTAAGATCTTACTGGCTTGCGAATGCCAGTATTGCATCTTGGAATGAAAGTCCACGGGCTCAGGAACGTAGTATTTAAACGCTCCTTTGTACCATAGACTCGTCGTGCTATATTGCACGCCGTCACCTGTGAAGAATCCGTACGGCCAGTTCGAAGGATAAGGCAGAAACTGCCCTTTATAAGTCCTCCGATCAAAGCTGTCGGGAAAATGGTACGATCTACGAGTTTTGTGAGCAGAACCTTTTCGGTACTGTTCCCAAATCTCTTTGGATGTGTTTACGGCAGTAGCAAACTTCCGTAAGTCGGAAACCAAAGGTTTCCAACCGAACTCAACATTGAGATACTCCCCACCAGCCTTTTGGGCGGTGCGGACTTTCTTTTTGAAGAGACTCGATCCAATGATCGCTGGCAGCCCATCTGCTTGCAATTCACCTAGAGCGGTGGGAAGCGAGTAGAAGGGAGCGTTAGGGGCACAACGAGCAACTGCCGTTGAGCCACTAGAGCGCATAACCGCGTCGGACGGGTGTGGAGTGAGAGCAATCTCAGTTCCAGGCCAGCCTGTGCGGGGACCGCCGATGGACACTCTTCCATCCCATTGATAGGCATGGATAGTGGGACTCGTTCGCGAAATATGACTTTTAGTCATAAGCCACGGACCACCGTCGTCAATTTCCGTATCTAACGGAAAGTGATTAAAAGTGGTCATTGAGCCCGAGTCGAGGTCATAACCCCAACTTCCATTCTTCCACGGAGTAACTTGGGAATCCTTATACTGATATCCATACAGTACAGGATTTGTCCAGGTTTTAATCGCCATAGAAGATTCCATTTCTGTGTTGTATGTTGTTTCAGTGCGGGAGCCCCTAGGGGC